TCCCCACAGGGCCAGTGAAACGGTATCGGACACGCCAATTAAAGGCTGAATAGAATGCGCATTTTTGGATTCAATATCACACGCGAAAAAGCGTTGCAGCAAGTCGACACAAGGCCGCAGTCTTGGTATACCCTTGTCAGAGAGCCATTTGCGGGCGCATGGCAGCAGAACGAAGAAATAAAAATTGATACTGCCGCGTCTTACTATGCTGTCTACTCTTGCGTAACTCTTATTGCGTCCGATATTGCCAAATTGCAGCCGCACGTTATGAGACGAGCGCAAAACGGCATCTGGAATGAGGATATTAATCATCCGGTTTCTGCGGTCCTGAACCGTCCGAACCAATACCAGAATAACATCCAGTTCCGTGAATACTGGATTATATCAAAACTACTTCACAGCAATACATACGCCTTAATTCAGCGCGACAGAAACCGCAAGATTGAGCGTTTGTATTTGCTGGACCCAACAAGGGTAACGCCTTTGGTGTCTGATGAGGGCGATGTTTATTACCAATTGAAAACGGACAATCTATCTACCGTAAAAGGCGATGTAACCGTACCGGCCTCTGAAATCATTCACGACAGAATGAATTGCTTGTTTCACCCGCTGGTCGGGGTAAGTCCCATTTATGCGTGCGGGCTGGCATCCGGCCAAGGCTTGGAAATCCAGAAAAATTCAACAAAATTCTTTGCAAATGGCTCAAAGCCGGGCGGCATCTTGACTGCACCGGGCCCAATCAGCAAAGAAACGGCGGAACGATTGAAAGCAGAGTGGGAAGCCAATTATGGCGGCGAAAACTCAGGACGCACGGCAGTTGTTGGGGATGGCTTGAGTTACGCCCCGTTGGCCATGACAGCAACCGACTCGCAATTGATCGAGCAGTTAAAAATGAGCGCTGAGGTTGTTTGTTCTGCTTTTCATGTGCCGGCTTTTTTGGTTGGGGTTGGCCCGATGCCATCTTATAACAATGTTGAGTCGCTCTACCAACAGTATTACAACCAATGCCTGCAAATCCTGATTGAATCAATGGAATTGTGCCTTGATATTGGATTTGGTGTTGGTGATTCAGAGCGTATTGAGCTTGATCTTGATGGCCTCCTGAGAATGGACTCAAAAACCAAGATGGAAACCGCAAAAATCGGCGTTGATGGCTCCATCAATACGCCAAATGAAGCCAGAATGGCGTTTAATTTGCCTCCTTTGCCAGGCGGTGACACGGTTTATATGCAACAACAGAATTACTCACTGGAGGCTCTGAACGAGCGAGATAAGAAAGGCCCACTGACAGAAAAGCCACAGCAACCAACACCAACCACAGTGGTTGATGAAGAAGCGGAGAAGGCTATCATGTTTGCCAATTCGCACAAAGTGAGCAAAGCGATGTTTAAGAAATTAAGGGGCGTAACGAATGATTGATCTTGAGGCCCTTGGCGAGAGCATTGCTCAAGCCATTTTGGACGCCACCGAACCACTGAAAAGGCAGATTGCCGAACTTGAAAAGAAATTAGATAACATCCCATCCGGCAAAGACGGGCGGGATGGGGTTGACGGCAAAGATGGCCTGCCTGGCGCTAATGGCAAAGATGGGCTGGACGGCAAAGACGGATTGCCTGGCGAAAAAGGCATGGATGGTCAGCCGGGCAAAGATGGCAAAGATGCTGATATGGAAGTTATCAAAGAGGCCATTGATCAATCTATCGAGCTAAAAATAGCCGCCGCAATGCTGGATATAGAGCGCCGCGTAAGCGATGTTCTGATGAAGGCCGTCTCCAACATGCCTGCCCCGAAGGACGGCGCTGATGGAAAAGACGGGCAGCCCGGCAAAGACGGCAAAGATGGCTTTGGCTTTGATGATATGCGAGCTGAATACGACGGTGAGCGTGGCTTGTCATTGGTGTTTGAAAAAGACGGCCAAGAAAAACGTTTTGATTTTGATATGCCGGTCGTTATTTATAAAGGTGTATTCAAAGCATCCGAAGAACACCGCGTAGGCGATGCCGTGACGTTTGGCGGGTGCCTGTGGATTGCGCAAAAAGACAATCCTGACGGCAAGCCGGGCGATTCTGCTGACTGGAAATTGGCCGTTAAAAAGGGCCGTGACGGAAAAGACGGCACTGACGGCAAGCAAGGTGAAAAAGGTGATCCGGGCCCGCGAGGAAAAGACCTGACGCAAATTGGTTTTGGGGGTGAAAAATGGTAGTTACGCTTGAAGAGGTGAAGGAGCATTTACGCTACGAGTCCACGGATACTAGCAATGACTTTTATCTGAACGGACTTATTCTGGCTGCCGACAAGGTGATCAAGAATTACGTCACCGTAACGCCCTCTGATGACCCTGCAATTGCGCATGCTGCCTTGCTGTTGATTGGTTACTACGATGAACACCGCAATGCAGATAAAGATATGCCTATAAACGGAAATTATCTACCTGCGCCGGTTCAGGCCTTGCTGTATCCATACCGTGACCCAACGGCGGCATAAATGAAAGCAGGCAAACTACGCCACCGCGTGACCATCCAGCGTTTTACAGAAGGCGCACAAGACCCGTTAACCGGCGACATCACTTCGGAATGGGTTGACCTGGCTACGGTATGGGCTTCTGTTGAGCCTCTTTCCGTCCGTGAGTTCATTCAATCAGCAGCAGGACAAAGCCAGGTGACGACACGAATCACCATGCGTAAGTGTGACGTTCGTGCGGCTGACCGGATCTTACACCGCGACCAGATATTTAACGTGACGGGCGTATTGGCTGATCCAGTATCAGGGCTTGAGTACGTGACGTTGCCATGTACAGAAGGTGTAAACAATGGCTGAAATGAAAATAGAAGGCCTTGACGGTGTTCTTGATATGCTGAAGAAGCTACCGCCTGAAGTCACGCAAAGCAAGCAGGGCGGTATGGTTAATCTGGCTATGCGTAAGGGTGCCAGGCTGATGCAGAAAAAGCAGAAAGAGTTGTTGCAAGTCGCGATTGACAAAAACGGCAGTGAATCCACGGGCTTATTAATGAAAAGCCTGCAAATCAAGCGCGGAAAATACGCAGGAAAAGGCCATAAATTGCTTTTGACCGTACGCAGGAAGTCATATCCAAAGAAATCGGAAGGCGAAAAGCGTCCGGCTACCACCCGGCAAACCGCTCAATTGCTGGAATATGGCTCAAGCACCCAACCGGCTACACCATGGATTAGGCCGGCATTTGCGGCTACCGCAGAGCAAACCATCATGACGATTGCGGACGACTTGAAGGCAAGATTAGATAAAGCCACGCAAAAGCTTCTGCAGGAGGGTAAATAATGCTGCCAGCAGTATTTCCTATCCTGAACACGCCAGCCATCCAGGTCTATGTTGGAACAAAAGCACGAATCTATGATTTTGGCTCCGCTCCGCAAGATGTTGTTAAACCATACATCACATTCCAAGATATATCCGGCAACCCATACAACCAGGTCTCAGGCGCTCCCTGTGCTGATTTTGATTCTATCCAGATCGACATATACGCGGGGCCTGAAGAAAGTGGCAGGGCATCTATACGGGCCTTGGCTCGTGCCGTGCGGGATGCACTGGATAACGCAGGCATTGCCAGCAGGCTAATCATACAAACACGAGAACCGGATACAAAGCTTTTCCGAATCTCAATAGAAGCAGATTTTATTACTAACAGATAGCCACCCAAGCGGTGGTTTTTTTACGCGTCCTACGGGGCGCTTTTTTTATGGGGATTTGAAATGTCTATTAAATCACAAGGCAGTGAGTTGTTCATCGTTGACAATTTCACCACACCAGCAACTCCTGCCATCGTAAAACTGAAATGCCCAACCGGCATTACCGGCCTTGGTGGCGCTCGTGACCAGATCGAGGACACTTGCCTGGACGCTACAGAAGATCGCACATATGTGTCAGGCTTGGGTAATCCCGGGCAAGTATCAGTGCCATTCAATCTTGATCCTTCTGCTGTGTCTCACCAGCTTCTTTTCGATATGAAAGAGTCTGGCGCAAATACGCAATTTGTTATTTGTTTTTCTGATGGCACAGCAACACCAACAATCGTGACTGACACCGTTACCCCGCCCACAGGTCGCACAACAGCAGTATTCACCGCCTACGTGGCTGACGTGAATATCGATATTGCAACCAATACTATTGTGACTGGAACGCTGACATTGCAGCGCTCTGGTGCTGTTAATTGGACTTGGAAGGCTTAATTATGTTGGATAAATCTTTCTTTGTTTCAGAAACTATTCACGAAAAAGAAGTAGTTCTTGGCGATGGCAGCAAGCATATTCTTTATTTCAAAGAGCTTCCGGCCATTGAATACAGCAAATTCCACATTGCACAAAGTTCTATCGATGAGGACGTGAAGGCCGGTTCAGTAGCTAAACTTATTGCCGCGAGTCTCTGCAACAAAGACGGTAAGTTGGCTATTACTTATGAGCAGGCCATCAAGCTGAAACCTGAACCCATGAATGCCATTTTTGTTGCGCTGATGGAGGTCAACAAGACCACGGGAAAGGACCAGCCGGAGATGAGTGGTTCTGGCACATAATCGCCCTGGCCCTTGGTGGCCGCACGGTTGCAGAGTGGAAGTCTGCCATGTCTCAGGCAGAGTTTGAGCGGTGGCAGGAGTTTTATCTTCAGCAGCCGTTTGATGACTTGCATCGTTACCACCGGCCAGCCGCATTGATGGCTGTAAAAATGGGCGGCGGCAAGTTCAGTGAATATGTTGATCTGCTTGTTAATGACAGCAGCAAAAAAGAAATAAGTGATGCGGATATGAATACATTCTCGGCGTTTGGCATGGTGCCACCCAAGGGCTGGGGAGAGTAGCTATAATCAATTTGGTTTATTTACCGGAGGGGTTATGGGGAAATTAGTATCTTTGCTTGTCTTGCCTTTATTGTTGGTTCCGCGGCTTGCTTTTGCTCAATCCGATGATGCTTTAAAGTTTTGTGCATTATTTGAAAAAGCAACAACCGGCACAATGAAAGTAAGACAATCTGGCGTGCCAATATCAGAAGCGATGGAAAATTTTAATAGTCAGGTTAAAGATCGTGATGATTTTAGAGTGAAGATGATGCGAGAATCTGTAATTGAGGCATACTCAGAGCCTCTTTGGCCTACCGCAGAAATGAAGGAAAGCGCGGCTATTGAATTTGGCAATACCAATTACTTAAAGTGCATAAAGATGATTAAAGAGATTGAATAATTCAATCCATAATTAATTTGAAAGTTTTATCAAGCCACTATTTCGGTGGCTTTTTTAATAGGCAAAAGAAATGGCAGCAGGACAAATTGTAATTGACCTGTTAATGAAAACAGGTTCATTTGAAACCAACACCAAGAAGGCATCCAATTCACTAAATAAGTTCAAGAAGGATGCCATTGAAGTTGGCAAAACTCTAGCCGCTATTGGGGCTACTGCTGCCGTTGCCGGGGCAGGCATTGCCGTTGCATGGACAAAATCAGTTGCTGAAACCGGCAAAGAGATAGATCGTCTTTCTGCACTATCAAACACCTCAGCGGAGTCTTTCCAGAAACTTGCCTACGCCGCTCAAACCGTAGGAATAGAGCAAGAAAAGCTGTCAGATATCTACAAGGACATGCAAGACCGCGTTGGGGATTTTATGTCCACCGGCGGCGGTCCGATGAAAGACTTTTTTGAGCAAATAGCGCCTTTGGTGGGTGTGACGGCTGACCAGTTTGCAAGATTGTCCGGCCCCGAAGCTTTGCAGCTTTACTATGACTCACTGCAAAAAGCAGGTGTATCACAAAGCCAGATGATCTTCTACATGGAGGCCATGGCTTCTGATTCTGCCTTATTGGCCCCGTTATTGGCCGATAACGGCAGGGAAATGAAGCGTCTTGGGGATGAGGCATCAAGACTTGGCGGAGTCATGAATAATGAAACCGTTCAAGCAGCCAAGGAGCTGGACAACAACCTTAATCAGCTTAATTCAATGTTTTCCGGATTAAGCATAGCCATTGCCAATGAAGTTTTGCCGGTAGTTAATGATTTTATTTCTGGGATGATGGATTCATCGACAGAAACAGACGGACTATATTCATCAGCAAAAGACTTGGCGGGCGACACAGAGCTAAAGTCATGGATTGAAGGCATAGCAAGAACGTTGGCATTTTTGGCTGACATGGCGATTAAGGCGGCCCAGGCAATTAGAGCTGTTGCATCGAGCGCCTCTGTTGTTGGCGCTGATATAGGGTATGCGCTTGGCGCAATAAAACTAACTGGCGACAGTATTTTTAACCCAGAAAAAGCAGATGAGATAGCCGCAGCCTGGCAAAGAATGGGCAAGACGCGGGATGAGGTTGGCGAAAATGCAGAAAATGCATGGGGCGCATTTCTTAGCGATCCATTCTACTTATCTAATCAATTAGATAAAGCATTCAACAATTCAAGGAAGCCAATAGACCCAGTATCAGCAACGCTGGCTAATGTGAACGAATGGGGCATGGCGCCAACAACACTGCCAGCAATAACGGCTTCAGGCGGTGGCAGGAAAAAATCAGGCGGGGGCTCCAAATCCGACCCTGCGGGCGATTACATTAAACAGCTACAAGAGCAAATCGGCCTTCTCGGCAAGGTAACCGAATACGAAAAAGCCTTGGCCAGCATCCAGCTTGGCAAGTACGGAAAAATCACCGAAGCGCAGAAGAATGAAATCCTTGGCTACGCCCAAACCCTGGATTTCATGAAAGAAGCGCAAGAAGAAGCGGAAAAGTATCAAAGCTTTATTGACGACATTACCGGATCTGCGGCCCTTCGTGAGCATAACCAACAGCTCGCTTGGCTTAGCCAGGCATGGGATGCCGGCACGATCAGCGCGCAAGAGTACAAGGATTTGGTTAATCAGGTAACTGATAAATTCAATGAAGGCACCGGCACGATGTCCGAGTTTGCCAAGCAGGCCAGCGCCAACATTCAAGACACCCTCGGCAACACGCTTGCGGACGTACTTAAAGGCAACTTTGACAATATCGGCAAGGCTTGGGGTGACATGATTCTTGACATGGTTGCCCAGGCGGCAGCAGCAAATCTAAATGAAGCGCTGTTCGGCTCTTCGGGCACAGGCGGGTTGATTGGGGGTGTGCTGGGCAGCTTGTTTAGTGGCCCTGCACTGGGCGGGGCATCAGCATCCAGCCCGTACATGCCGGCCGGCGGCTGGGGCACATTTACCGGTGCAGGTTCATTTTTCGCCACTGGGGGCTATACCGGTGATGGAGGCAAGTATGACCCCGCTGGCATCGTTCACAAAGGTGAAGTGGTCTGGTCACAGGATGACGTACGCAAGCATGGCGGCGTTTCGCGCGTTGAAGCAATGCGCCTGCGTGGCTATTCATCGGGCGGCGTGGTGGGCGGTTCTGCCAGCCCAGGCCAGCCCAGCGTTGAAGTGAACGTCATCAATAACGGCCAGCCAATGCAGGCCCAGACTAACACCCGTTTTGATGGTGAAAAAATGATTGTAGATGTGGTGCTGAAAGACCTTTATGTTAACGGGCCGATCTCAAAAGCCATGGCGGGGGTTAGGTAATGGCAGTTTTACCAGAATATGCAAAATTCCTCGCTGAAGGCTACGGTGAGGATCTGAACTGGCAAGTCAGGCGATCAGACATGGACCGAGGCATCGGCAAGCAGCGGCCTGGTATCTCAAAGCCATTGCGAGTGCGTAAAGGTACGCTACTGATTCACACCAAAGCAAACAAGATGGCCTTTGAAGAATGGCTTGACACCATCGGTGGTGGCACCGGCTGGTTTGATTACACAGATCCGCAAAAAGTCATTGACCCCGATTATTTTGAGTACAGCGAACCGCCAGCAAATCACGCAGTAGTGCGGGCCAGATTCATCAACACTATCTGGAATTTTGAGTTACGTAACAACACCGTATGGGTTGCACCGTGCGAGATGGAGTCGATTGGATGAGAGAGTTTAGCAATACAGCAAACGAAAACCTGCTTTCTGTCAACGCGCAGGAACCAGAACTGGTCTTGCTTGAGATTTACCATCCAGATCACCCCGTTCATATTCGGTTATGTCTTGACTCGCAGGATTTTGTAGGCTTCGGTCATACATGGCAGGCATTTCAGTTTAGTTTCACGCTACCGGACGATAAAGACCGGCAGTTTAGTGTGGGTAACTTGACGATGGTAAACATCGGTGCAGTTCCATTAAATCCTGAAACCGGCCTGACGTTTTCTCGGTGGCTGGATGAAGTAGACGGTGGCCGTGGCGTAAAAGTCCGGTTTATCCAGACATTCCGATCAGACCCGTTTATTGAAATGGACCTGCTGTTTGACGTTGACGGTATAAAAGTGGATCAGCAAACGGTCACCGGTCAACTGGCCTTCAATAAGCAAGCGCAGAATAATCATGCGGTTGCACGATTCTTCACGCCTGAATGGGCGCCAGGGGTTTTCTAATGTGGTGGGAAAAGTACATTGGCCAGCCGTATGCGCCCGTTGATGGTGATTGTATGGCGCTTGCTGAGCAGGTTGCCGAAAATGAACTGGACATCATCTTGCGGGTGCCGGAACATGAAACCGGTCTACGAGCCCAAGCACGGCAGATACAGAAATATCGAGACGAATACGCACAGAAAGTAGAAGCGCCAGAGGACTGCCAGCCAGTCCTTTTTTTATGCCGGAAACGTTTCTTTCACATCGGTGTATCAGCCCGAATCAACCACGAAGATTACGTATTGCACAACGATGAGCGTCATGGCTCCGTTATTTTGACACGTTTGCGAGACATGGCCCGCATCGGGTATGAGTTTGAAGGATTTTATAAATGGATTTAAAGCCAATCGTCACCAGCAGCCCGCACCCGTTATTAGCGGACGGACGGCAGGTGTCTTATACTGCGTTTCGTGAAAACGAGACGCTGGGCGATTATGTGATTCGCAATAAGATTGAATTGCCGCGCTCTGAGATTGCTGTGTTCGTGAATGGCGTATTGTTGATGGATGACTGGAGGCGGTTTATACCAGCGGACGGCGACAGCATCGTAATCAGGTCGCGAGCAACCGGCAGCGATGGTGGCAAAGTGTTCAAGATGGTGGCCATGATTGCGCTTGTCGTAGTCGGTCAGGTGTATGGGGCTGCCCTTGGTGCCGCGCTCGGGTTTACAGGAACCACAGCAGCGGCCCTTGGATCTGCATTGATCATGGTTGGTGGGTCATTGATTTTAAATGCCCTGATTCCACCACCAAAACCCGCCCAAATCGGCAACCGTGAGCGTGAAACCAGCCCGACATACGGCATCAACGGTGGGCGTAACCAGTTAAGTCCTGGTAGCCCAATGATTATCGTGATGGGTGAGCATAAAGTGGTGCCGTACTACGGCTCAAAACCCTACACCACGTTTTCCGGCAATGATCAGTATCTGTCTCAGGTATTTCACTTTGGCCTGCAACCAGACCTTGATATCTCAAATATCAAGATCGGCAGCACCCTGATTGATAATTACCAGGACGTGGAAATAAACCGGTCAGGCCCGAATGGAAAACTCACGCTCGTGGCGGGCAACGTTGACACGCTGGACGGCTTTGATCTGACACAGCCAGATGGCTGGATCATGCGCACAACGCCGCTTGATACCGAATTTATCAGTGCTGACGTGGCCGCTCAGCTATACAACATCTCGGACGAAGGCGATTACCGAGAAGAGACCGTCAGCATCGAGGCGCAGTACTCGGCTCATGGGGCAAATACCTGGAAGCCACTTGGCGGCCAATACGAAGTCCATGCTACGAATTATTGGTCCCTGGGCTCTTGGGTCCAGAAAAAAGAATTTCCAAGCGGCGATATAAACCAAGTCTGGCAGCAGATCGAATACGGCACGACCAATGCCGCTGATCATACGGAAATGCAGGCAGAGCAGCGTTGTGTTGATCGTTACATCTGGCTGATTGGTGAACTTGACCAAGTTTGCACAACGTACTACTGGCGTTGGGTGCCTCATCCAGCAGCGGGCTGGCTTAAAAAACCCTGGCAGGGCATCGCGCCAGATCCAGTAACCACTTACACCGGCACCGGGATTTCAGAGCTGAAGGGGTCTGATCCGCAAAAGCCTGCCCGCACGACAATGGAAGCCCGTGTTGCAAAAGGGCAGTACGACATTCGGTTCCGCAAGATCACAGGCGATGTTTCCACGAACCAGCGCAGCAACAAGCTTTCTGTTGCGCAGATCCGCTGCACCCAAACTGACGAAGCCGATTATTCAAACCAATTGCGCATGGCCGTCCGAATTAAAGCGACTAGCCAGCTAAACGGGGCGATTGAAACCCTGTCGGCACTGTGCCGGGCAAAATGTCCGGTCTGGAAAAATAACGCATGGGTTGAAGAATACACGAGCAATCCGGCTTGGTGGTTCCTATGGTTTGCCCGTGGTATGCGGGACACTAACTTTGACCGGCTGTACGGTGAGTGCCTACCCGATTCCAAAATTGACATTGACGCCATCAAATCCTGGGCCTTGTTCTGCGATCAAAAGAACCTGACGTTCAACTGGGTCCTTGATCGGAAAATGTCGATCGAAGAAGTGTATTACACCATTGCCCGGGCGGGTCGTGCCTCTACTACGTGGCAATCTGGCAAGCGTGGCGTCGTATGGGATAGTGCGGGCATCCCCGTTACTACACTAGTCACGCCAGCAAACATCATTGCCGGGTCTTATCAGTATAGCTATATCAATAATGAGGTTGCAGATGAAATCATTGTCAATTTCGTCAACCGCGACAAAGACTACGAGCCGGATACTGTAAGGCAAGTTGTTCCAGGCACCGCAAGGGTAAACAATCCGATTACGCTTGATCTTGAAGGCTGTGATAACCCAAGCATGGCCGGGCGTGAAGCCAATCTGATTGCCGCTGGCCAGCATTTCCATAGAAAACAGCACTCTTGGGAAATGGACCTTGAGGGCATGATCTGCACCCGGGGTGATGTTGTTCAATTCACTCACGATCTGAACGAATGGGGCAGTTCCGGCCGTGTTTTGGGCGTCAACGGCGGCACGTTAACGTTAGATGGCTATGTCGCGCCTGCGTCAACCGGCTGGATGTCATTGCGGGCACCGGATAACACGGTTGTCTATGTCAGAACCTTAGCCAGCGGCACCGACAAAACCGACGAGGTGAGTATTCACGGTGGCTGGCCAGCGGGCTTTCCAGCGCCAGACGGCAATGAACTGGATTATATCTGGCAGTACTCACCCACAGAAACGCCCGGCAAGAAGCTTCACATCACGTCCGTTACGCCACGTAGCAACGGCAATGTGCAATTCGAGGCTATCGAGTATTCACAAGAATATTACGAATCAGAAAACGATCCGTTTATTCACATCGGCACATCAAGACCGCGTCCTGCCCTGATTAACGTATTCGGCATTAGCGCGACCGAACGAATCGTTGACGAGCCGAGCGGGACTGTCGATGTAACGTTTACTTGGACGCTGAGCGAAAAATCAGATTCGGACGTTACGATCTACATTAACGGCAGCCCGTTTGATTCATTCCGCACGAACCGGTACATGACGACGGTATCTGCCCGTGAAGGCGATGTAATCGACATTGAAATCTTTCCGACAAAAGACAGCCGCGGGGTTGTGAGCCGGTATCAGTACACGGTCAAAGGAACTCTTTTTGTTATTCCGCTGGTCACGTCACTGACTACGGCATCTGAGGTTTACGCAATCCGGCTTAACTGGACGATTCCGGCCGTCAATTACATTGAGCGAACAGAAATTTGGTATTCCGAACAGCCGCAGCTGAATACTGCCCAAAAGCTGACTGAGCTGGCATACCCACAACAAAGTTATGTGCAAGCTGGCATCCGGGCGGGGCAGGAGTTTTATTACTGGGTTCGCCTTGTAGACCGGTTCGGCAATATCGGTGAGTTCTACCCGACTGGCAACGGCGTTTATGGCGTGTCATCGACGGATGTAAATGCGTACATGGAGTTGTTCAAAGACGAGTTCGTGTCGTCCGCTGTCGGGCAGCAATTACAAGATGAAATCGACATCATCAACGGGGATGACCTTACGGCTGGCAGTATTGCCGCAGCCGTAAAAGCTGAAGCCAATGAGCGCATGGACTCGGATATAGCGATTGCTGAATCCATTGAAACGGTTGAAGCGGTCGCTAATGGAGCGGCCGCCAGCGCGCAAACAAACGCCACCGCGATTGCAGGCGTTGACGGCAGGCTGTCATCAACCATCACAACAAAAGTCCAGATCCTCGGTGACGGGCAGCGCGTTATTGCTGGCACCGGATTGGGCATCGAGTACACGCCAGACCAAGGCTTTCAGTCCAGCTTTAATGTTTGGGCTGACCGGTTCGCGGTGTGGAGCGGAAACGGAACGGATTTGTTCAGTCCGTTTGTGGTGTCTGGTGGACAGGTGTTTATCAATGATGCAGTGATTGGCACTCTGTCGGCAGACAAAATCGGTGCAGGGACGTTTGAGGTAGGTAAGAACGGTTATGGCCTAATCAAGACAAAAGATAAAACCTGGTTGGGGGATAATAACGGGTTCTTCTTTGAAGGGCAGCCCAACGGCAGAACTGTAATGGAGATGACGGCTGGAGGCAATAACTATTTTTGGCTTGATTACAACCCTGATGACAACTCGGCCTCTGGTGCGATTGAACTAAATGGAGCATTCTACGCTGATAGCACTGGCTATATGCAGATTGATGCTGTGGATGTTTTAGGGACACTACAGCTTCAAGGTAACTCGGTCACTACCCATGCAGCATGGGCAGGTCAAAGCGACGATGTAACAATTTACATAAATGCTGGTGGCGGAGGGCAACTGACTATCATAGCTTTTAACAGTGGAGTCGTTTATGCCAATCAGACAAGCTACATGGCGCCTCTTGCTGTATCGCTAAGAGTGGATGTCGCGGGTACGGAAAGGGCGCAGACCAGTGGTACATACTTCAGTGTGCCAGAACCAGATCACTATACTGGGCAGGCCCGTTATTCGTGGATCAAAACTCCTAATATAGTAGCTGCCTCAGTTTGGGTAAGTGGGGACGGAATACCTATTCGAGCAGTTGGTGGATGCTCAGGATTGATCGCATTATTAGCTAAAAGGTAAATATGGAAAGCATATCAATTACTTATCACACTGAAGCGGGTGAAATCACTGGAAGCCTCACTGCTAGTCCAGACACCGTTGAACCAAATAAAGTTGGTCTATGGGTTTATGGTGTTGGGAACGCTGAAACCCAGTATATCAAAGACGGGGAAATAACTCTCCGCCCCACACAACTCACAGCCCTCACCGGCATGACGCTCAACAACCTGCCAACCCCCTGTCAAATCATCATTGACGGCACCTCATATGATGGGGTTGATGAACCCACGGTAGAGCTTGAGTTCGACACTGAAGGTACGCACAACATCAAGGTAGTTGCGTTCCCCTACTTGGACAAGGAGTTCACCCTTGAAAATTAAGCATACAACAAAGGCTCCAGAAGGTTTTGCCGATTTCCAAGAAGATACTCCTCAAGTTATTGACGGGGTTCTCCAACGCACCTACATCAAGACCCCTTGGGAGCTTGAGAAAGCGAGGCAAGCTTTGCTCGACAAGGTCACAGCTAAACGATGGGAAGTAGAGGTTGGCGGAATGAAGCTGCCTAATGGCACCGAGCTTCACACCCGCGTTGACGATCAGAACCGTATCACTTCGGTGATTGCAAACGCTCGTCTTGCAGGCGTCAGTGAAGTTGATTTTAAAGCAAAGTCAGGGTGGGTCACACTCACTCTACAAGAGCTTGAGCAAATAGCGGCAGCAATTGCCTTGCATGTACAAGAGTGCTTCACTGCTGAGCGCAGGCACCATGAATACATAGCTCAAATACCAACCCATGAAGAGCTTGAAAACTATAACATCAACCAATGGTGGCCCACTTATGAATAGGAATTACCTCCACCAAGTCTCTCTTGCAATAGATCAACTGCTTAACACTCTACTTGCAGGTCACGCTGATGAAACCCTGTCAGCAAGGGCGTACAGGAGCCAGTTTGACAAGCCAGTCACCGGACAAGATCACGGTAGAAACAGCAGAAATGCTTAGCAAAATTCAGTCAGTTAAAACCAAATACCGCAAGCCATCTAAATGATGGCTTTTTTAATGTGAGGAAATAATGGCACTCAAAACAGTAAACATCACTGGAAAGCTGTATAACCCTGATGGCACACCCGCCGCCAATGCCACCGGCGCGGCAGTTCTGACGAAGCTTGAGATTGATAACGGCACAGTTGTTCCGTCTGTCGTTTCGTTTACGACCGATGCAACCGGCCTGCTTGATATCAACCTATGGCCGAACGAGCGTGGGCAGGCAGGCAGTCGGTATCGTTTGCGAGCAAAGACAGCAAAAAACGGAATCGTAGATACGATGATCACTGTGCCGGACTCTGATGTTCCGATCGGTCTTGATGATGTGATTGAGGCGGTGCCGTACCCACCGGTTGAGTATTCAAAGAAGATTCTTGAGCAAGCGCAAACTGCGGCAGATGAGGCGACAGGCAAAGCGAATGAAGCTAGCGCGTTTGCTACAAGCGCGGCTGCATCCGAAGATAATGCTCTGGAATATAAAAACACGGCCGAAACCGCAAAAAATGAAGCACAGAGCGCGAGAGACAAAGCCGCACAGTGGTCTGAAAATCCGACAGATACTGAAGTAGAGCCCGGGCAGTATTCAGCAAAGCATCATGCCAGCAAAGCGGCTGACTCAGCAGATGAGGCAGAGCAGAGCGCTCAAGCGGCTGAGGATAGTGCTGCGAGCATTGAAACATCTGTCACAGCAGAGCCAGATAAAATTCCAATTGCTGATGCCGCAGGCAAATTAGATAGCAACTGGATAGATCAAACGATCTTTATCAAAGACCCGTTGCGCCAATCAGTCGAAGCCGCATCAGGCGGGTCTTACACGGTAGTCTATACACCAAATGGTCAGCCGAATTTTCTATTCAGACAGCCTGCATTCAATCTTGAAGATGTCGCTCCTGGTGGTGAATTGGGCACAGGCTTGCATCCAGCATTTATATTTAACGGTGTTGCTGATCAAGAAATATTCATCGGCGCTTATCCAGCGGCAATGGTGAACGGGGAAGTTGTCTGCCAGCCTGGTAGAGATCCTGCGGCATCAATCAATTTTGATAATGCGCGCGCTGCATGCCAGGCACTGGGGGTCGGATGGGACCTTATAAGTAACTGGGACTGGGCGGCTATTGCTTTTTGGTGCATGGCAAACGGATTCCAGCCTCGGGGAAATACGCAATACGGCAGGAATCACGACAAGCGCTGGGAAACTGGCACCCGCGTTGTTAGTGATGTCCCAGGAAGCAGCACTAACAACAACGGTAGAACCTTAACTGGAAGCGGACCAGCCGCATGGTCGCACAATAATACGCCCGGTGGTATTCATGATCTTGTAGGTAATGTTCTTGAATTTAATCAGGGTTTGTTTCTTGATAATAACGTATTCAAAGTTGCGCCTGACAACGGAACTTATCTTGAGTCTGAGTTTATTGATACAGCATATGAAGCCGCAGCCCCAGGTACATTTTCAACAAGGCTATATGTAGACCCTCCGCTCATTTTAAAGCAGGCACTTGCGGCGCCTGCATCAGCCAGCCTGGCTCCAGCCGGGAGCTTTAATAAAGATGCTGTAGGCCTCCGCGTCGCGCGACGCGGCGGCGCTTTCGGCTTAGGGGCAAATGCCGGACTTGGCGCTTTGGAATTAAACGGCACGAGAACGACTGCGAACATGGCAATCGGCTTTCGCCCTCGCTTTCGCAATTTGTAATCTTTTTAGGAAGAACAATGGAAAATCAAACAGAAACACAACCGCACGAAGAATGGGCGCGAGAAACAATCGAAAAGCGCCGTGCACTCGCATATGCAGACCCAGAAACCGGCAGTGATCGGCACTTTTTAGAAGCCATGCGGATGCAGCAGATGGGTCTGCCAGGCTGGGAGGAAATCAAGGATCTTGGCATTGCCAGATATCTTGAGATCCAAGCAGAAAACCCTTATCCAGAAATCTGACCGCTTCGGCGGTTTTTTTACGCCAAAGGAAACGTATGGATCAAGAAACAAAAGTAGCAGCAACAAAAATGAGTATCGCAAGCCTTATGGCGCTGACATCAAAAATGACATTAAACGAATGGGTGGCACTGGCCACCCTTATTTATGTCCTGATGCAGGCCGGACTACTGGTGCCCAAGTACTGGGCAATTTTCAAACGATTCTTCGCAAGGAATGAACAAGCATGCTCAAAAAACGATTAATTGCATTAATAGCAGCCGGGGCTGGCGCTGCGACCATCGCAACTGTTGCAGTTAGTGATCTTGAGGGGCGTAGCAATTCAGCATATCGTGATGTGGTTGGTATTCCGACCATCTGTGATGGCTATACGCATGGTGTCAAGCTGGGCGATTACAAAACGGACGCTGAATGCGATGCCTTATTGCGCAAAGAATTACAGGCCTCATTTAGTGTCGTTGACTCTTCCGTCAAGGTGCCCTTATCGGAACCGACTAAAGCTGCACTGGCCAGCTTTGTTTATAACGTGGGCCCAGGTGCATTCAGATCATCCACACTGCTTAAAAAACTCAATGCTGGTGACCGTATAGGTGCCTGTAATGAATTAAAGCGATGGGTTTATGCCGGTGGCCGGAAGTGGAATGGATTGATCAAACGTCGCGATGTGGAGAGCTGGCTATGTTTGCAATGAACAAATATCTGATTGCCGCTGCTGTAGCTTTGAGTATGGCTGGATGGGGATATGGGCAGTATAAATATTCCCAGGGTCGAAAAGCTGCCGAAACCGCTCACAAGCTTGAGCTTGCCAAGATCAATGAGCAGGCCAGAAATGAAGAGCTGGCATTGCAAGCAAAAATCACAGAACTGGATAAAAAGCACTATGAAGAATTTAAGATTGCACAAACTACTATCAATCAGCTGCGTGCTGATGTTGCTGCCGGCCGTAAGCGGCTGTCAGTCAAAATCAAACCTCCTGTATGCCAAAAAGAAGATGCCAGCACCGCCAGCCTGGGCGATGGAACGGCACGAGCCGAACTTGACGGACAGGATGCTGAAGATCTTATCGGAATAGTGATCGAGGGGGATCAGGCGATTCGGCAACTTAATGCGTTGCAGGATTACGTTGAAGAAATTGTCGAATCCTCCAGGCAATAAAAAACCCGCGCTGGGCGGGTTGTATTATTTTTTGTTTTCCAGCAAAAATTGTATTTTTTCAGCGTATGATTTACCCGGCACAGCTGACAACGCCTCTTTTTGCTCCTGGATAAACTCACCGGTGCCAGACACTACATACTGTGCCATTTTCCCCTCTTTGCGAAGAAGTGCATTTCTCTTTGCTGCGGTCCGGGAGCGTAACTCCCGGCTGTGCTCAGTAGTTGAGTTTGCCATTATTCAACAACCTCAACATCGAACCATTCTTTTTCAAGCCGGATTATTTCAGGATTCCCGGACTGTGTGTATTTTGCTTCAATCTCAATGATGGGATTCTCGCCACTATTCCAGCGGTCTGCCGACTCTTCCGCGTCAGCAAAATAGGCATCTGGGTTGGTTAGTTTGTGGTTACTAACAGCCTGAATGGCGGCTAATAGATCTTTTTGGCCTTTCTCATTCAAGGTGAATGAAATAATTGCATCAGAGCATTGCAATGCGTTGATGGTTGCGTGAATATCGCTCAGCGCCAGCTCATAATGCTCCCACTCGTCCATTGCGCCATCGCCACCAGCATCACGGTAGGCGTCCTCTGCTTGATCGTGGGCGATTTGAGTGGCCTCAGCGCGGTCAACTTTGCCATAAGCGCTGCCCTGTTTTGATTGATATTTAACTTTCCAGCTTTCGTATGTTGTCATGATAAACTCCGTGGTGTGTTTTATGTGTCGATGTAGTTATATTATTATATACATGTATATAACGCAAGCTTTATTTTACCGCTGTTACAATTTAGTTTTTGTGTGCGAATGCTTCGTGTAATTTGGTCCTTTACTGTGTCTAAAACAATAATTAAATTTCAATGAAATCAATAGCCTAAACATCAACTAAATACGCTCTTTATTAGACAATGTAGATATAAAAATCATTTAAGATCAATGCGTTACGTTTTATTTTCAATGAATTGACCGA